TCGTTCGCATTTTTTATAGTCGCTAAACGTAGTCAACTACGACTTTAAATCTCACTGGTTAATCAGCACTTCGCCAGTAATTGTATGATTTACATGTTACTTATTATCATTGCTAAGACTGTTATACCGCTTGCAATGTAGATGGTACTTACTACCCACTTCAGCACCACCTCGTGACTAAACTTTCTACGCATTACACTATTTCTTTGTCGCGTAATACTTTTGGTATATTGTTAGTTGCAGTGTACGACTTGTACTTCGCCCAGCAATTCATTGCTTCTAAACTATCTTTCATTATTGCAAACACTTTGTCGTGATTGTAAGTAACTGTTTTACCATTTTTGAAAGTTACATTTATTGTTTCGTCTTTACCGAGTAGTGATTTTCTCACTACAAATCTTTTAGAATTTATCATAATTATTATATTTAAGTTATTAGTTATTTATATTATCTATTTAGTTTCGTATTTACATTGTAAAAGTATATACTTTGTTTTGTTATTTATTTTTAGTTACACCTCTTGCCCCACACTTCACTGTGCGTAATTGCACTTTAGTTTTATTCAGTGTGACATTAGGTAGTTAAGTTATATAGAGTAACTTGCTATTGTCACATATAATCTCTACTCTGCGCCCATGATTCACTACTTTAATAAGTGATGCTCGACTTATGATTTTGATTATTATACTTATATTATCTTTTCTATTTCGTATTTACTTTGTAAAAACTATATTTAATATTTTTTTAGTTATTATATTTAAAAGTGTTATTATTATAATCATTTTGTTTTTATTTTTGTTACATATATATTATCTAAATATAGTCGTATTTATATTGTAAAAGTGAGTATATATAAATAAAATATAAAATATAAATATATTAGGGGGCCCCGCTATATATATTTGGCTTTTGTTTTACGGCGTGGCTACGATAAGGGTGGGGGCTGCACTTTACTTATATATTTATAATATGTTAAATAATTATAGTACTATGTAATTATCTAACTTGTAGAACAACGATCACTTAGGTCGTAAGTAATAAAGTTTAAAATAAATAAAAAATGGGAATAATAAAACCTACATTAACCTTAGTTGCAAACTCTAGTAGAGCTACTACAGATGCTGGACCATTAAGTGTAGCATTATCGCTATCAGCAACAGATTCTTTAGACGTAACAAAAGTTAGATCGAAAATATTAGATGTTAAAGGAGATCACACAACTTCAGAGGGCGCTGGTATTCTTTGGGATGCTAGTGATTTTACTGCTTCTGGTGATGCAGGAACTGATGGAGCGTTTGTATATATAAGAAATACTAGCAGTACTGCTGGTCATCACATATACATCGGACATGGTTCTGCAACCGCTATGCAAGGTGGAGCAAACACAACTAGAACAATGACGCTTCAAGGTGGTGAATTTGCATTTCTACCTTGGGACTGTACTCAAGATATAGTTTACGATGCTAACGGTGATTATACTGGTATACTTGAAACATGGGTATTTGTAAGAACTGGAACTGCTTAATAACGATTAAAACAAAACAAAATGGCTAAATATATAACACCAACATTAACAATAACATCTAACGCTTATAGCGCTACTACAAATCCAGGACCAGTAACATCTCCTTTAGCTATAACAACAACTGACTTACTAGATGTAACAGAAGTAGTTTCTAAAATAGTAGATGCACACACAACTGGTTCAACTTTGTTTACAACATCTGATTTTGCTGCAGCCATAACAGCTGGAACCGAAGGATCATTTATATTTTTAAGAAATTTAACTGAAGGTTTAACAACAACAGCGGATATTTACATCGGACTTGGCTCTGGCGCTGCTTTAGAAGATGATGGAGGTCAAGAAACTCAAAGAATAATGACGCTAAAACCAGGTGAGTTTTCATTTTTTTCATACGATTTAGAAGCTAATCTAACTGTAGATGCAAGCGCTATAGTAACAAGCGCGTTAGAAGCTATAATTTTTGTTAGAACAGGTACAGCATAATGGCATTTAAATTAAAAAGAAACCGTAAAGCAAATAAAAAAACAGTTTTATTAAAAAGACTAAAAGAATTAAAAGCTAAAAAGTCTTTAAATGAAGCTGAAAAGGCTGAGATGGATAGAATACTAGTAGCTTTAGGCAAAAAACGTACAAATAAAATAGAGTCTAAGAAGCTAAATAACCAAAAACAAAACGAAGTAGCTGTTTCTATTTACAATGGAGATAATAATCTGTCAGATTTAAACATCGGACACTTACAATCGGCAGCAGGACAGTACAGAAGAGGTAGAATAGATAACAGAAAGAAGTAATAAGGAAAATCCTTATACCATTTAATTAATAAAAACCAAAAACATGACATACATATACTATAAAAGTAGTACATATACTACAGAACCTAAAATTTCAGACAAACAATTAGAAGAGTGGAAGCACTTAGCTGACAAAAAGAACTGGAGAATCACACAACTACCCAACGGGTACTACCAAACAGAGGTAAATAAGCCCGATAATGAAGAAACTTGGGTCGATATTACGCGTAGAGAGACGCTAGAAGGCGCAGAAGCTGCAATAAATGGCAGTGTTGAGCACTTCGAAAAGAAATTAGAGTACGTAAAAGGCCCAAAAGTCGTAAAAACTTTCAATTAACATGGCATTTAAGTTAGGATCATCGCGAAATAAGTACAATATACCTGGTAAAACGGAGTTATTTAAGAAAAAACTAGATAATGACGTAATAGCAGAGGCAAATATAGATGGTACTATATATGTTGATGAGAGTATAGACTTAAATAGCAGTTTAGGTAGAAGAGCTATCAAGCATGAGATGAAACACATTGAACAAATGCAACAAGGTAGAGCTTCATACAACGACGACACAGTAATGTGGGAAGGTAAAATATACCTTCGCAGAGAAGTTGACGGTGAAGCCGTCATCGACGGACCAAATGGTAGGTGGCCGGAAGGTCACCCTAACCATCCGTGGGAAGCTGAAGCAATTGCAGCTGAAAAATAATATAATTAAATTAAATAAAATTAAATAATGGAATATAACTTACCAAGTGATTTGGTGAAGAACCTCGACTTTGGAGGTGAAGCCAAAGATAGAGTAATAAAAGGAGTTAATAAACTTGCCCAAGCCGTTAAATCTACATTAGGTGCGTCAGGTAAATGCGTTATCTACGAAGACGCGCGAGGCAAACCGGTCATAACGAAAGATGGTGTAACCGTTGCAGAGAGCGTAGTCTTGTTAGATCCGGTAGAAAACATGGGTGCAACACTCATAAAAGAAGCTGCCAGAAATACAGTACGTGATGCTGGTGACGGTACAACAACTGCTACAGTTCTAGCTGAAGCATTAATCAAACAAATAGACGCTGCGGTCGCAGATGGTCTTACAATCCGAGAAATTAAAGACGAAGTAAATAAACTACTAGATGAGGTTATTGATTATTTAAATCACATAGCAACTGATGTTGAAGGTGATATGTTAAAGGCTGTTAGTGCTATATCTTGCAATAACGATAAAGAACTAGGTGCTATTATAGCTAAGGCTTATGATAAAGTTGGTAAACAAGGCGTGGTGTTAATGGAAGAAAGCGAGTCAGACGAAACATACGTTGACATCGTAGACGGTGTTAAAGTAGAGTGTGGACTTACATCACACCATTTTGTTACTAATACTGATAAACAAGCATGTGAGCTAGATAATCCTCTAGTATTTATATGCTCATCTGAAATACCTAATGTACGTAAAATACAAAACATATTAGAACATGTTATAAAAAACAATAGATCTTTACTTATAGTGGCACCAGTAGCACAAGCTGTTAAAGCTGCACTTATGATGAACAAAGTAAAAGGTAATATAAAAGTAAACATTATTGACTTACCAGGTTTTGGTCCTACTAAAAAAGATGCTACAGAAGATTTAGCTATATTAACAGGTGCTACAGTGCTTAATGAAGAGTTAGGTGATGATTTAGATTTAATGAAACCTGAGCACTTAGGTGAAGCTGAGTTTTCTGTAACAGATAGTAAACACACGGTGCTTACACTAGAAGGTATGAACGATAGTATTGAAAACAGAATAGACGAACTAACAGGTAAGTTAGCTAAAGAGTCAAACGGTTTTATTAAGAAAAAACTAGAAGACAGATTAGCTATGCTGTCAGGTAGTGTTGGTATAATAAAAGTAGGTGCTAACTCAAAAGTAGAATTAAAAGAAAAGAAAGATCGCGTTGAAGATGCTATATATGCTACAAGAGCTGCACTACAAGAAGGCATTGTACCAGGTGGTGGCGTAGCACTATTAAACGCTAGTCAAAAAATATTAACTAACGATGCTGGTAGAGTATTGTTAAACGCTTTATCTTCACCATATGAAACTATATTAGACAATGCTGGTATGAAGATAGGTGCAGAGATGCAAGATGGTTATGGCTGCAATGTTATAACAGGTGGATTTGTTAATATGATTAATGAAGGTATTATTGATCCAGTTCTTGTAACTAAGTCTGCACTTAAAAATGCTGTAAGTGTAGCACTAACTATTATGTCAGCAGATTGTGTAATATCAAATATAAGAATAGAAAATGCAAGCAGTTAACGATTACGTAATAGTTGATATAGTAAAAGAAGGTCCAAAGAAAGTTGGTGGCCTTATATTAACTGATGAAACAGATGAAACAAACAGATATAAAAAAGCAAACATTATATCTGTAGGTAACATGGTTGATGTAGTTAAACAAGGTGATAGTATATACTACGATGCTGTAGCTGGACATGATATAGCGTATAATGATACTATGTATAGAGTTATACGTGCTAGAGATATAGTTATAGTAGAATAATTACTATTCGCTAAAAACGTGTGATATCTATTAAAGTAGATTATACGTAAACTATAAACCATAAACAAGAAACAGAAAATCAAAATCAATTAATTATTAATCTTTAAAATTTAAAATATGACAAAGTATTTAATTTTCAATGAAGACGCAACTACCGCTGATATTGGTGATGAAGCACATGACGTGTACATGGCTGACGTTAGTAGGCTTAGAGGTGTAACTAATGATGCTACTAGTGGTACTGATTTAGTTTTACATTTTAGCAGCTCTGCTGAAGGAGATGCTGACGGTGACGCTAGTTCTAGTGATACAGTTACTCTAACTATTACTGAAAATAAACACGTTAAAGTTATGAAGGAGTTAGCTCAAGCTATCAACCAAGGGCCAAATAGCGATGGAGCTATTGTTCTTTTTGATGCTGAAGCTGGAACTTCTTTTTCAAGTGACGTTTCTGCGATAGCAATTGCTGTATCTGCTGCTGATTAATTTTAGCATGCGATTAACTAGTCACGATTTACGTGATTTACAAATCCTTAAGTATTACAGGCTCGTTCGTAAATGGGCCTGTAAGACTTACGGGTTGACAGACGCTGATCTTGAGTTACTAATTTACTTAGATTGTAAAGTAAGATTTACGCGTCAAGAATTTATCGACGGTACTTACACAATGAGTTGGGATAAAAACCGTTGGGAAAAATTAAGGAGGAATGGTTGGATCGAAGCATGGAGACATAGAAACAGAACAACCATCAAATACTCTGTATTCAAAACCTCCTTTAAGTGTTCGCACTTAATAAGTAGAATATATAGAATACTCTTAGGTGAAGAAGATATACCTACTTCAACAAAGAGTGTATTTTTTAATAACAAATCATACACCGATAAGGTAATGAATAAGTCTATCGATGATATGATAAAAGATAATGAACGATGATAGGAAATGTAATTGGTAGTTTATTCAGTAAAGTAGTTAATAATGCAGAAGGAATACTTGACAAAGTTGTTACAACAGACAAAGAAAGAGCTGAAGCTAAGCTTGCAATCAAAAGCTTACTACTTGAAGCTGAAAAAGAAGCGTTCGCAAAAGAAGTCGAAGACAGAAAGAGCGCTAGAGATATGTACAAAGACGACGCGCTTATTCAAAAAGTACTTGCAACGTTATTTACTGCTGCGTACTTCGGACTAAGTTTTATGATGTTTAAGGTATTTGTAGTTAAAGAAATAAACTTAGGTGAGTTTGAAATTAGTTTCATCTCAACAATATTCGGTGCTATGAGCGCCAAGGTTAATACAGTTGTCGACTTCTTCTTTGGAGGTTCGTCAAAGAAAAATGAACAAGTAAATAAAAAATAATTATGGCAAAGAATCAACCTCAAATAGATATAGGACAAGGTGGGGCAATATTTATAACAACAGATGCTTACACTCCTCCAACTGGTAAAGTAATATGCGCTATTCAGTTTTTATCAAATAGTAAATTTACTAGTTTAACGCCAGCAAACGATACTAATTGTAGATATCTTTCAGTTACATCAGATGGAGCCAACGCTAACAATAACGCTGGAGCTGATGGTGTAGGCGCAAAGTCTTTTACAGCAGGTGGTAGTGGAACAGAAATATTATTTGCAAATAATGAGTTTATATACGGTAGATATTCTGGAGTAGAATTACAAGCAGGTTCAGCTATTTGTTATTTAGCAGACGTTTAAAACATGGGATATTTAGATAACACAGTTGAATATGGATTTGGTCAATTAGGTAGTGCATATCTAAGAGATGCTGATGCAGATTTTTATCCACCTAGTGGTTTAGTAGTAGTTGCTATAACAGTAATTGAAGCTTGTGAGTTTAACGAGTTAGTGGCTGATACATCTGGTTATACTAAAGCTGATGGTTCAGAAGGTGTGGCATATTTTGGTACAGAAACACCAGTGTTAATGAATGGTACAAACGCTGCTGGAGATACAGTAGCATCTGATGCTATTGATGCAGGAGATGATTTTCCTGCTGGTGTTACTATATATGGTAGATGGACTAAAGTTGATATTGATCAAGGAAAAGTAATACTTTACTTTGGTAGATAATGTTAGGATTAGGAAACAGCTTGATTAGTAGTGGTAAAATTAAAGCTTTGCATTTTTCTTATCAAAGTGATTTTACTTCAGATGATAACAGTTGGACAAAAGGTGGTAACCACAATGGAACTCCAACTATAACACCAAATCAAGGAACTGGAGACGCTGCTGATGGAACCGGTTGGTTAAAAATAGTATATGGAGCTGATCAAACATCTACTTTTTTTAATGGATCAATTAGAAAATTTATGCTTTCTAGCGGTGATGATTTTTTACCAGGTGATAATGTAATAGTTAGTTTTAAAGTTAAATTAATTTATAATGGCGTTGATGATCACTGGGGTGGAACTGACGATGTAAAGTTACTTTGTGGTGGTTATAATCCTTCCGTATCTAAAGATATACCACTAAACACTGTTACAACTTTTAGTCGTAACACAACATCTTTGAGCACGCAAACAACTAGAGATGTTTTTATTAGTTTTCCAGCATCTGGAGATAAACCTTCAATAGGAGCAACTTGGTATTTGAAAGATTTTTCAATACAAGTATTTAGATAATAATTAAATAAAATAAAATAAAATGGCAAATAAAGAAAAAGAAATAGAATTAAAGGTAAAAGCAGAAAAAATATCTGAACAAGACTTAAAAGAACTTCAAGAAGTTGTAAACAATGTTAATACTATACAATTTAATATTGGTAAAATAGAAGTACAAAAACACGTTGCTCTTCATGAGTTCGCTATAACACAAGATAAAATTAAGTTATTACAAGACAAGCTTGTTAAAGAGTATGGTTCTTACGATGTTAACTTAGAAGATGGTACTATTAACTGGCCTAAAGATGAAAAGTAATATTATAAGAAAAATTACTGTAGGTAAAGACTATAAAAACGATTCAATGCACTACGCTGTAGATCAAGAGGTTTACGGTGGTCATAAAATCTGTGATATAATAGAAGAAGAAGATAAGTACTGTATTTATATTAGAAAAGAAAAAATTGTTATACCGTGGAAAGACTTTAATAAAAACATGGCTATATCAGTTGAATACAACTTAGAATATTAATGTATGGTTATAGAGATTTTGTTGTGGCTCCTATTGGCGAGCGTTATAATAATGTTAAGCGAGTCTACAACAAAGAATTAATATTAAACACAGAGATTCATAATCATCAATACGTTAACAGATTAGCAAAAGTAATCGCTACTCCACTATTATTTCAATCACCTATTAACGTAGGTGATGAAGTAATAGTACATCACAACGTGTTTAGAAGATGGCATGATGTTAAAGGTAGAGAAAAAAATAGTAGGTCTTACTGGAAAGATGATACGTATATAGTTTCTTTAGATCAAATATATTTATATAAAAAAGAAAACTGGAAAGCTATGCCAGGTTATAGTCTAATAAAACCTATAAAATCAGATAATAGCTTTAGCTTTGAAAAAGAAAAAAGCTTAATTGGCGTAGTTAAATATTCTGATGGATTTTTAAACACTAATGATCTTGTTGGTTTTAGACCAAATATGCAGTGTGAAGATTTTATAAACGGTGAAAGACTTTATAGGATTATGAATAAATTTATTACAATTAAATATGAATATCAAGGAAACGAAGAAGAATATAATCCAAGCTGGGCAGAAAGCAGTTGAAGAGCTTATTAAAGTTGCTAAAGAACCTATTGTTGATAGTGATGATGATATATCAGCCGATAGATTAAAGAACGCAGCTGCTACAAAAAAGCTAGCTATATTTGACGCTTTTGAAATACTTAATCGTATAAACGAGGAAGAGAACATACTTGAAGGTAAGGTTGAAGAGAAAAAAGAAACTACATTTAAAGGTTTTGCAGAAGGTAGATCAAAATGAAGTACGAGCAAACGTTATATAAAATAGTAGAGCCAATAAAGCTTAACACTTTAAAAAGATTAAATAAATCTAAAAAGTGGAAGTATGGTTATAACAAAGAAAACGATGTTGTTGTAATATCTAAAACTGGTATGATTGGTGATGTTATAGAAATACAAGGTTTAAAAATAGCTTTACCTAATCAACCAAAAGAAGTATATTCTTGTAGTAAAGTAAAGTCAGAGCAAAAATGGAAACAGTTTCCAGTAAAGCCTGAGTTTAAAAAAATTAAAACAGTATTTGACTGGCAAGATTATTCTCTTGATTTTAAAGAAGAACACTACGGTTATATAGACGAAGAGTTCAAAAGAAGAGAAGAAGGTTTTTGGTTCATGAACAACGGCGAGCCAACGTATATAACGGGTACGCACTATATGTATTTACAGTGGAGTAAAATAGATGTAGGTGCACCTGATTATAGAGAAGCAAATAGATTATTCTATATATTTTGGGAAGCTTGCAAGGCTGATAATAGATGCTACGGTATGTGTTATTTAAAAAATAGACGATCTGGTTTTTCATTTATGAGTTCAGCTGAAACAGTTAACTTAGCAACGCTTGCTAGTGATAGTAGGTTTGGTATATTATCTAAAACCGGTGCTGATGCAAAGAAAATGTTTACAGATAAAGTAGTACCAATAAGTTTAAACTATCCTTTCTTTTTTAAACCTATACAAGATGGTATGGACAGGCCAAAGTCAGAGCTAGCATATAGAGTACCAGCTAAAAAGTTTACACGTAAAAAAATACGTGAGCGTGAAGAGATGGATGATGTTGAAGGTCTTGATACAACTATAGACTGGAAGAATACAGGTGATAATAGTTATGATGGTGAGAAGTTAAACTTATTAGTTCATGATGAAAGTGGTAAGTGGGAAAGACCTGATAATATAAAAAATAACTGGAGAGTTACAAAAACTTGTTTGCGTTTAGGTAGTAGGGTTGTTGGAAAGTGCATGATGGGTAGTACTAGTAATTCATTAGAAAAGGGAGGTGATAACTTTAAAAACTTATACAATGATTC